CGCCACCTGTACCCACGCCACCAAAGCCACCTGTAAACGTGACCGTGTGGGCTTGTGCAGTTGTGGATTTGATGTGCAATGTACGTCCAGCTTGTGCGGCGGTTGGCGCAGCGATTGTCATCGCACCCACGCCAGCTTTAGATAAGGTGTGCAAGTCGTAAGCGGTATTAATTGCGCCATCGGCGGTATAGTCTTGTGTTGTTGCAAATGACCCAGTATTGCCGTGTAGCACATACCACAACCCGTTATAGGCAACCAATACAAGCGAGTCATTGATTGCGCCACGCATGGTATAGGTGGCTTTTGCACTATCGCCACCAAACCCACCGCTATAGCTCACAATATGCGAATAAGCGGTTGTGCTAAAAATCTCAATGACAGTACCCGTTAGATACTGTGAAGGATTGGCTAGCGTGATTGTTGCCGCGCTAGTCGCCGTAATGGCGTGTGTCCCGAAGTTGGGGTCTAGCGTGTCGCTAGCCCCGTAGACCTTTGTATTTCTGCGTTCAATATATGTCATGGGTTACTAGCCTAACGTAACGCCGAATAATGCAAGCACAAACCATGTGCCATCAACAGCGCGAATGGTCATACCATCGCCAATTGCACCACCAAATGTGGCAACATCTTTGCCCGTGCCGATTCCACCAAAACCGCCCGTGTAAGTCACGGTATAGGCTTGTGCGGCAGTCGCATGAATGGTCATGATGTGACCATCATAACCTTCCTCTGGATCAGCCAGTGTCATTGCGCTGGTATCAGCTTCGGTTAACTTTACAACCGATGCACGGGGGTCAATTGCCCCGTCATCTGAATAGGTGGTTACTGGAGCTAAATCACTAATTGGTAATTTGTTTGCCATGTTGATTATCCTTTCCTATACGACGGTAATGTTGTATTTACCAGCAGCGGCGTTATCACCACGACGACGGAACGCATGAGTCACACTAGCAACCATAACAGTTGTTTGTGCGACAATATCTTTATCAGCTTCGATCATGATGTTGCGTTGGCGACCGTATTGCCAGAATGGCGCATAGACCAAACCAATACCGCCTTTGACATTTGCGCCGTTTTCACTACCTGCGCTTGAGATTGTTCCCGCTGTGCCTGTACGTGGCATGAATCCGCTTGTGTAGATGTCCACGCCCGACATTGGTGGAATTGCGCCTGTGAACATGGTCATCCGATCACCCGATGTGTCACGGGTTAGCAATTCAGGTAATAGACGCATAGCTGATTCGGTTTTGGTATCTAGGATAAACAGCATATTGCTTTTGCGTGTACGGAATTTGTTATCCAGCAATTGAATAACAGCTTCAAAGTCAACCACAGATAAACCACTGCCGTGATCATCTTTACGCGCCGTATGGTCTACCATGTAGGCATGGCGAATACCATCCCACGCAATGTAAAGCGGTGTTTGACCGTGTGCGGTTGTTGCAGGTGTACCGTCATTCAGGTTGATGTTGGTGCTTGCAGTCATGGTGGTATCACCATTAATCAATGCGTCCTCAAGAGCTTCGGCAAGCGTCATCCCCATATCTTCATTGACGATGCTAACCACGTTAATGATGCTACGTTCTTCGAGTTCGTAGGTAATACCATATGCCAATGTGTGCTTGGCAAGCGGTTGATTAATCTTGTCCGTGCCAATTGCTTCAATGTCTACAGTGGTTTCAGGACGACCAATGCCGTTTGTGCTATTGGCTTGGCGACCTGTATAGACCGTACCGCTAGAGGTGACCAAGTACACTTCCATTGATTCCGAGCCTTGCGGCAGGTCAAGTGTTCGCATACCACGCGCTTGTAACAAATTGAATAGCTGTGTACTTTCGCGTACTCTATCCCATAAACGGGCATCATAGAACGTGGTCGCGTATTCATCACCTTGCCCTGTAATGTCAGACGCATTCAATTCGTCAGCTTTGGTGAAGTTCTTGACCGCGCTTTTAATATCGGCGTGGTCAAATTGACCAATCGTATCGCGTGGGTCTAAGCTTCGCATTGACTTGGTTTCGATTTGCATCTTGTGAGCCAATGACTTGATGTAGGTCTCAGTAAAGATTGTACCAATATTGACATGAGGCGACCGCTTATCAATTGGTGACATTTTGGCATAGGCTAATTTAACACCGAGTGCCATTTCATCAGCTGTTAAGTGTCGATATTCTTCAGGTTCGGCAACGCTAATGTGTGTAGCGGTTTTTTCACTTGTGCGTGACCCTGCATCATCGCGTGCGTAATTGGGTTTAAAGCCCTGCAATTCAGCCTTGACCGTTTCGGCAATCGCTGACTTTAGAGCGTCTTGTTCGGCTTGCTTTGCTTCACTTTCAGAGTTCATTTCGGCAAAGATTTCACGGATTGCAGATTTAATATCAGGCGCGGACTTTTGTTCTTTGTCCTTATCCTTATCTTCATCTGCCATTTTGTCGTTTTCTTGCACCTGTGCTTTTTGCTGTGCAAGAGCTTCTTTAATCATTCGAGCAATCATTTGTTCGTTTGATTCCTCACCTGTTTTAACAGGCTGTGTTACTGGGGTTTTGTCGTCAGACATGGTTTTAACCTCATTAGGAACTTGAATATTAGGTTTACCACCATCATTGACAGTCGCTAATTCCTCTATAGGCTCATGCGCCTCTTTAGGTTGCCCGTCTTGCGGTTGGTTATTAATTAACGGAATGGGATAGACCCCCTTAGATTGGGGTACAAGATAGGGAAGTCCTAGTAATTCAAAAGACTTGCCCGTGTGGATTCGGGTTAACATGCGCGGTTCGGCAGGTGTACCCGTTTCCGACCCTTCAATAATCTGCCATCGCTTAATATGCCCTGTTTCAGGGTCGGTAATGACAGATTGCGGTAACGCGCCCGATGAAAACTTAAAATACCCACTGGCACGTAAGTCTATGAGCATCTTTTCATACTCATCCACTTCATAAAGGAATTCGTCTAAGAACTCTTTAGCAGGTTTCAGGGTTTGAATGGGTGCACGGTTCTTTGCATAAGTCGTGAATTGTTCACGAAACCTATCCTCTTTACGAACATAGATTCCATCATCACGCATCTCTACATGGGTAATCTCTCCCGTTGGGATTGTGCCGATGTTCTTATGTATCCCATGATTGAGTAATATCATTTTGCCAAGAATGGGGGACACATCAACTAAAAAGTCGGTAGACGCATCAAACCATTCACGATGCAAATCTCGTTTTTTCTCGTTGGTGTAACTAACCAGATACCCCTCTGAGGTATGGTCAGATATCATCTTGGCAGTACCGCCAAAATAATATTTAGAAGTTGTTACCATATGGATTGTGCCTTTTAATGCAAAAAGCCCAAAAAAGGGCTTTTGCGTCTTGCGTAGAAGGAATTCATTATGCGCACACAGATTATCATTGAAAATCACTGTGTCAAGTTTTTGGTGGGATATTGGTCAGATAAATAAAAAGAGCCGCGAAAGCGACCCCCTTAAACGCAAGCAATTTTTGATTATTTCTTTGCCAAGTCGAAATCAAAAATTGTTAAATCTACCTCCTAAGCATATAACAAATTTGCACTAAGTACAATACAGTACTAGAAATTACCCCGTGACCGTGAAACCGTGCGTTTGAATTCACAACCGCAGTCATCACCATTGCATTCTAAGCGCGAATCTTTGGGTTTCCATCCTGACTGTTTCCAGTCTTTAGCACGGTGACGTTGACCATTTAAACGGGCGCAATCGGTACAATTGTCTTTTGCAGGGTCTAATTGCCATTCCAGCATCGGGTTCTTGCGACCTGATAACAACCCTTCGTGATAGAACTCGTATAGCGTCTTATTTACCCATTGTTCGGGCTTGCGCTCTAGTTGCGCCTCGCTGGGTGGGTTATCGCTAAACATCTTATCGGCAAAATCATTAATGTAATTGGTATGCGTGGATTGCAGTTGATTGATTTTGGCGCGATCTTCTGAATTCGGTTCATCACGTACCCCTGCATTCTCCAAACCCTGTTCATAGGCGCGTGTTCCCATGCGTGTGACAAGGTTATTCAGTTGAGTGAATAATGAATCACGGCTTTTTGCATCGGTAATAATACGCTCAAACGCATTACGAAACTCAGTGGCTAGACCTTCAATGCTCTTTTGTACAGTTTGAAGGTGGCTAATTTGGCGGTCAATCTCTTGGGTTTTGTGGTCGGTTGCCTCAATGTCATCAAAAATATCACCTGCGATGTAATCAGGCACGAATTGTCGCTTAGATAGCTTGGTATTGCCGATGAACTTACGATAGGCGTTAAGCTCACCAATCGCCTTATCAATTGACCACTCATCAAATGAATCCACAATCGCTTTAATGTTGTAATCATGGGTATGTTGCTTATCACTAGGGGCTGTGATAATCACGGTATCGGATGGAATAGCTACCTCATTGCCGATTACCTTTACTGCTTTGGTTTCGGGTGCTTCTTCTTCATTGGTTTCGACTTCTTCGGTTTCGTCGTTCGCATCCTTAGTCGGTTCTTGCGTTGTCGGTTCTTCAAGTTGTGCCTGTTCTTCTGCTTCTAAGTCCTTGAATAGACGGTCAACATCAATGCCCCGTGTCCGATACAATGAGCTATTCATTTGAATCGCAGCCCGTTTATCAATAATGCCCTGTCCATAGTGCGACATGGATAATTCAGCAATTCGTATATCTTCGTTGCTAACGTGCAGAAATGGCGATATGTCAAACTCGAATCGGTTTTGCCCTGATGGATCGAAGGTTGGTAAAATCTTGCGATTAACATAATGCTGAATGTCGGTTAGCTCATTGACAATCATACGGTCAAAGACTTCAATATCCAGTTCGCTACGCTGGAATCGTGCCGTGTCAGGGTTGCCAGCAATTGACGGGGGAACGCCTAGCACCTCATAGATGCTCTTGTCTACCCTATCCATCAATCCAATCACGGGCTTTAAATCGGCTATCTCATAGGTGTTAATGTCCACAGGGAATGGCAATACAACTGTACTGTTGTGATTGTATGACCCCCTCATGGTTTTAATGATTTGAGACTCAATCGCATCCATATCCTCATTAGAGAATTCGGATTGCTTAGGATTGTTCTGAGTTCCACGTGCAGGGCTTACCGTCATGCCAGCACGGGCGTTATTTTTGAGGTGCGATAGCATGGTCAAATCGCCATTGATGATAGTTTGGGCTTTACGGATAGCAACTTCAATCGGTGATTGCCCTGCGTTTTCATCGGTTAAGTTAAGTTCCCGGTCAAATACCATCCGTTCAAGCGGTATCTGTAATCGCTCGCCATGTGGACTATAGTCATACCGAACCCGTTTACCCATTGGCGCATACACTTGCACATCTAATGGGTTAAGCCACTCAATGCCATTAATTACATCAAAGTCATTGGCTACCAGATGGATAAAAGTCTCACCTGCAACCGTGCGTGATAATTCCCATGCCCCAAAGAAATTTAAATCAAATTCGTTTTCAAAGTCGCGGATAGCCTTTGTCAGTAGGTTGCCTTTACCCGTTCCCTCACTATCGTAAATGATATTATCGTTGGAATCTTTAATTGTCCAATAGGCACGACTAACCGTCTTAACCCGTGCTTGTGTGCCTGTATAGACAGGGACGGTAATATTAAAGGCAAGTGCCGCCCCGTATTTGTTTTGCTGTAATTCAACGGTAGACCCTAACGCGCTTTGATGCAACCACGCCGAAAGCGACTGCCGATGATATGACTTTTGACCTGACTGCACCTGTGATTGATTCGGTGCAATCGCCTTGCTTAACCACTGTCTTACGCTTGTTAACATAGTTGCACCTTATATCGCTCTCGGCTTTCCTTTTTTCTTGGTTGACGCAATAAACCACGCATACACCACAGCGTCCGCGTGGTCAGTTGACCGTCCAATGCGCTTGCGAATATCGTCTTTTTTCTCCACTTGTATCTTGCCCGTCTTGGTGGAATAGGTCGGGGCGCGCAACTCATTGCGTAATGTACGACTTGGGGGCAACGCAATGTACAATCCACTTTCAGGATTTAACGCTTCTCTAAATGCCCACCACATAGCGGACCGCAGATTGTTAAACGGATATTGACCGCTTTTATCTGTGCCATAGCCTGCGCTACCTGAATTGATAGCTCTTACATTGAGTTGAGCGTATTCAAGTAAGCTGTCATACACACTCGCACCAATTCCATCAGCATCAACTCCGATAACGCCAGAATGATTAAATTGACCACCAATTGCCGACAAGACAAGTCTTGCCCCGTACTGTCCACCTTTGACTTTTGGGATCGTTTTGCCTTCGTGTACGATAAGTTCATCAAAGTAATTCCCTCTCAAATTTGCAATAACAAAGTTATCCTTGCCACCACGTGACGGGTCAACACCTGTTGACCGTATCTTAAGCGTTGGTTTTTCCATCAGTTCGTGACGCTGTTGTGCTAATGTAATCCACTCGGTAGGTATGATTTGCCAATCATCGTCAGCTTTACCAATTGAGAAGTCCCCCCAGCGCAATTGAGACTTTAACGGTTCTGGCAACATTTCAAGCTCTTTGTCATACCCTGCTTGCATCGCATACGGATTATCATCTACCAGTGACTTAAAAAAGGTGCGTGATTGAACTTGCACCCACCTGCCTTCATAGTCTGTAACCGTGTAAGGCTTATTGTCGATATAGAACTTATTTTCGTTATGTTTTTCGCGGTAGTGCTTCTTGAGTTCATACCCGTTTACATCAAATAACTTATCTTTGGGTATCTCGACGTAAGCACTATCAACACGGATGTAATATCGTAATTCGCCATCTTTGGCAGGGTTATCATGTCGATCATCCAACCATGCGCCAAAGTAGTTAATCAACCATTCGCCTTCAGCGTCAGGCGGGTTGAAGCACAAGAGTTTTCTTACTTTTTGGTCAGGGTCGGTTGTACCGTTCCATGCCGATAAGGTTTCTATGATGGTTTCAGGGAATTGGTCAGCCTCATCAAACGCCATGAGGTCAACACGGCGACCCTTGTACTTTTTCCAGTCTTTAGGATGCTCAACATATCCCAGCATGACCGTACAGTTATCGAACTTCCACGACTTCTTAGAGCCACCTACAAATGAAGCGCGACCATCTAAGATTGTGTCCCCATCGTCAATTAAATCTTGAAGGTCTACAAAGTTACGACGGAATATACGAGTGCGTTTATGCTTGGTGAAAGCAAAGCCTAAAATTAACCATGTTTTTGACCCGCCGGCTGCACCGCCAAAGCCAATCACATCAGCCTCACTGTTATAGGCGCGTTCCTGTGGGCTTTCTGGAATCGGTTCCCAAATCGGTGATTGTGCTATCTCGCCATCGGTTAAGCCACCAACCGCAAGTAATTCTCCTGCAAGCTCAAGATTATTCATCAATCAGTGTTTCGTTTGAGCTTTCTAGGTGTATTAGCATCGCCTCTAATACGGGGTTGGCATCGCGCCCTGTTGCCTCAATAGCCATTACTAATCGTGACACAATATTAATGTCCACTTTCAACGGTGCGCCCGTGCCTGTTAGCTTGATTTCTTCTGTGACCGCTTTTAGAAATAATGCCCAATCGTTAGCCTCTGATGCTTGCTGTTGCACCAATCGAATTTTGTTTAGGTGTTCGGCTTTTAACTGGTTAACACTGTGGCTGATTTCTTGTTGCCACATCTCACTAAAGTACCTTAAGTCATCACCGATGACAGTACGCGACCACGCCTTACCGTCCTTGTTACGAACTTTAGGGTTTTGTTTAATGGTCTCGTGAATAGCATCCAGCGAGAAGCCACGCTCTCGTAATCTGGCAACTTCTTTGCGTCTATTTAATGTTAAATCACGTGCGGTATATTTTGTCATAGGTTCGGCTCTGTAATGTTCAGTGTACTGTAGGGGTTCGTTCTTGCTACGAATCGCTCATGCGCTCAATGACCGACTCAACATAAAGCCATCGGTCTTGATGAAAGGTGTAACCGTCGAATTTAGCACGGTCAATGTCCACACGCACCTGTTTGATGTTGACATAGTAGCAATCCGTGAGATTATCACAATGTACCCATGTAAAGGGCTTGTCGCCTGCCTTACACCATTCAAGATAAGCGTCTAACGTGGGTGTGTACCTATTCCAAGCCCACGTGTGGATGTGCTGTTCATGCAGACAGTATGCCTTGTAATCGCCATACGTAACCATTGCGCTTGAGAATATAGACATTTAAAGCTCCTAATCAGCGATAGACTAACACCGTTTGTTGCCGTGTCAACTTTTTGGCGGAATATCCAGCACAATATACATTATGTCGTTTACTAATCGTCATTAGTCGCTCACGATGGTTGATAATTTCTTCATAGGGGGTACAGGGTGGAATTGCTGGCAACCCGTCATATTCGCGCCGTAGCATCTTTGAGAATAATTCGGTCATTAAATCTTGTGTATGTTGCAGTGACTGATCTAACCGTCGCGCCACAATCCTTTGAATGTCGGGGTTGTCGAATTGCATCACAATATCACCTGCAAACCCACCTAGTCCAAAATTGATGTGTTTGACCATCAGCACATAAAGCCAATCAGTGGAGGTCAATTTGTTACCGACTGATGAAATGCGCTCAATGTCTACCCATTTAATATTTCTAAGTGCTTCGTTTTCCGTTGGTCGCTTAACTGTCATGCTTAAACCGATAGTAATCATCACTTTTGGTTTAGTATAACACATTTTTGTACTAGAGATACAAAAGGCGTGGTTGGAGTCACGCCCGTTGCACGATAAAGGAGATGAAGTAGTGGACACAGATTGGGGAATTAATGGAAATTGTTTGGGTTAGTTTGTACGTGCCATCTACCTGGCAGTATCATAACACATTTTTGTATTAGGCGCAAAGTCGGTATGTACAGGTTTTTGAATATTGTGCGTAAGAAGTACATAAAAAGAGCCACTTGGTTAAGTGACTCCAGTTGAAGCTATATATCTGCTGAATG